CCTGCCATAATGATTTCGTTGTTAGCGTATTTATAATACTATGCAATAGCTATATTTTACCATAAAAAAATATTGCCAAGCATCAAAATTCATGGGGATAACTACTCCATCAACCCTGTTGATCGCAATTCTTCATCCAACATTTGTCCGACCCTATCAAATTGTTGGTCAAGGTCTCGCGCTTCAAGCCGATTGATGAAAAAATCATACACCTTTTTCTCTCGAAATAAGAGCTGGCGTTCAAGTTCAGTCATTTTGTCATCGCTTTTAAGCAAAACATCAATAACTGAGATACGTTTTTGAGCATCTTCAACGATGCTACGTATTGCCTGACTATCAACGAGCTTCTCTTTTACCAGCAAATTCCTGAGATTTTTCTCTACACTACTGACAAATTTGAGAGACATTTCATCATCAATCCAGTATTCCCTCAATTTTTGAATTTTACCTCTGATTTCTTGTTCGTTTGTAGCCATATTATTGCTGTGGTGTTACTTGTATTGGTTGACTTGGCGCAGGAGTAGGTTGACCTCCACCCATTTCAGGTGTCATTTCTGCTCCACCTCCAAGAGGATTACCGGCAAATGACTGGATTTTCTTCTCGTTGATCATTGAAGCAACACTGCGTGCCTCGTTTCGTGTTGCGATTTCCTTGTGGCGCATAACATAGTCGTAAATTTCGTTCTGAATGTTGAGGTCGTTGATATCCTGTGCAATATCAATTAAACGCTGTAAAAACGTCACGTTTGCGCTGTAATTGAGTTTAGGTGTCTTACCTGATGAAATGATATCAACAGCTTCTGCCGCTTCTGCCATAAGCTCCTTGCTTGCAGGATTGAGTGGAGAGAACGCTTCTTTGATTTCAGCATCGGTATATCCTGCCATTTTCATCATTTCAGCTTCTTTCCATCGAGGGCTTACTGTCTGCATTGCCGCTAATACCTGTGCTTTACGCTGGTTTTTAGCCATTGTTTCCTGTAATTCCTCAGTACCACTCTTGATGATAATGCGGAAATCACGCGCTCGGCGCTTGTCTTTTGGGGTAAATTCAGTCCACTCAACGCCATCACTGCCCATCATTTCAATAGCAATAGGCTGTGTTACGTGGTCATCTACTGCTTGTACAAAGCGATATCCGAGCTGTACCCATGCCTCCTTGAATGATTTGTTGTACAAAGACACGCGCTCCTCAATCTGCTTCATTTCGCCAAAGAATACGCCCACCTTTTGATTTGATGGCTTTTCCTGCTGTGTTTTTGTGGTTGTTCCAGTCTTTTGTGAGGCATATCCATCCAAAAATAGGGTAAGGTCGATTGTTCCACCTAAGTCTCCTACTTGGAAAGTATAAATACCGTCAGATGCTTTTCGTGTTCCACCCTTTGAATCAAATGGCGTGAGACCATCAGGTCGTACGTCTTGGAGTGATTCAAGATCGTGATACATTTCAGGGTCGTATGCTCGTTGCCCCATGTTCTTTTTCTCACGGTTGTAAAGTTCTTGGTTCAAAAGTCGGTTGATTGTGATTCCGATTGGTCGTGCATCATCAGCCGGTGCTTTTGACCAGAAAATACGTGCATCTTCATTCGTATGCCATGCAACAAATGGGTAAAGCGCATCTCCTGTTTCAGGAGTAATTGGGAATAAGTCACGTAATGGTTTTACTCGAATCCATTTACCTGACTTTTCTTCAAACAAACAGTACCAACGTATACCAGCGTATACGAGATACCATTCAACGAATTTGTATACTTCAACACCTGTGTAGTTATTGCTTTCAGGGTCAAGACCAAGCGCACGATAACGATTTAAGCGTTGATTTGTCTCGTTATTTACGTCTTTATAGTGCGTTTCATGACCAAAATTAACAATTTCCGCTACTTGGCGTTCATCGTAGTAGCCATCAAGCACACCCTGTTTCATTTCTTCCTTTGTTTTGAAAATACCCTCAACACCACAGAAAAGATGCTGTTCGAGGTCTCCGCCTCCTGCTGGTTCACAGTGGAAGTCGTAGTAATCTTCAACCGAGAAATTTAGTTTGAAATTACCGTTGTGGCTTTCCCCATAGAGACAGTACACGCCGACACCTGAAAAGATAGCCATCTTACGGCACTGGCGGTCTTTACGCGCCCATGAAGCGTTTGGCAATGGAGATGACACTGTTTGGTCAAAAAGAGCCTGATATTTCTTGGCTCGATTGTAGTCAGCCTCGTCTGTATGCACAAATTCAATCTGTGGCATATCATCGAGCTTTGCCATAAGACCATCAACGAATCCTGACATAAACGGAAAAGACTCGTTAAACGGATTACGAGCCTGTTTTTTCACTACACCAAAATACAAATCCTCGGATGCGGCAATATCCTGCATTCGTTGCATTTTGTATTTTCTACTCGTACTTAGCTGAGTTACTGCTGTTGAGGTAATTTTATCAGCAAGTTCGACTGTTAGCTCCGGTACATCTTTGATCATTGGTTGATTTCATAGCCGATTTACGTCAGTGATAAAAGTCCGTTTTTTTCTAATTTAATTTTAGCACACCAAGCGAAATAAAACGCTTATGTCAAGCACTTAAAACCTGTGGAAAACTATGCAACGTACGGGTCTCGCTTCGGTGCTTTATACAAATCCTTTTTAACTTGCGCTACTGTTGCATGCGTTCGTGCTTCCCAGCCTAAGAATGCAGATTTAAGCAGGTCAAAGTGTCGTGTTTTCATACCAGTACTAGGGTCGACACTCGCTTTTGGTCGTGATAGTCCTTTCAAGTCTGCGCGCGTAAAGTGATACATTTCAGTCAGAAGCTCAATATCAAGCACTTCCAGTTCTCCTTTTTCAAATGCTTCCTTAAATTCACTGGCAATTTCATACTTATTTCCCTCTCCTGTGTAATATCCCCACTCTTTTTGAAGTTTCTGCGTGGTTTTGTTCTTTACCTCGCGCTGGTACATATTCCAGTACTCAAGCTCGATCATCTTTGCAACAGTCGCATATCCGGTATTGTTCAATTCAGGAACAAGGAAACACTCGCCAAAGTACTGTCCTTGCTTCACGAATCCATACCCGAAAGCAGTCGGAGATAGCTCATTGCTTGAAAATGTACCCACAACACGATTAGGAAATGAGCTGAAATTAAAAAATGTTGAAGCGTTTGAGTCTCCACCGTTACCTGCCGCAGTATCTCCACCGCCACCATAGCGATTTGCTGGGTTGTATGCTTCCCATATCTTGAAACCACCAACAACCTTATACGGCTCTCGGTCTTTGAACTTCTCCATAGCATCGCGAACCTTTTGTCGGTCAAAGTAGTAATCTCCTGATTTTACTGGGTCATTCATCATTTCTGTTTGAAACACTACCTCGCCCAAGTCCTCACGCTTCTGCTCAATCGAAATAACATGCTCCTCCTTTGGCAATTCAGCGTTTCGTTCAGTAGCTTCTTTGTTTGTCATAACATATTTTGACCATGTAGGCTTACCATTGGTAATGATTTTGATGTCTCGTACTACTTTACCTTTTTTACCAGTCAAACGCGAACGAATATGCGCCATTACTCCCTCCTCAGTAATCCAGTTTCCGAGGTAGAGAATCGATCCGTAGTTCTGCAAACCTGAGTTCACAGCATCAACGTGTCTGATGATTTTAGCCGTAAGCGGTACTGATTCCTTTGTGATTTCGTTCTCGATATCGTCAAAGATAAATAAGTCAGGTCGACTTTTACCGTTTACGCGACCACGGGCTGAGTATTGGGTAGTAAAACACTCAACTTTGATGCGGTTTGTAGTGATAAACACCTCTCCACGCTTCATTTCAGGTGCATCTTCCTCAAGTTCGCTCTTTGTTTTTTGGTTCTTTTTCTTCTTGTACAGTCTGCCAAAGTCTCGGATAAGCAGTTTGTTTGTCTGCAAATTAAAAACAATATCGAAAATAGCCGCCTCAGCGTTTGTGCCATCGTACGAATCCCACGCAATATACTTCTTTCTCTTGAAACATATGCAGTAAATCACGAAAAGTTTGGCGATTGTGGTCTTTGCACTCTCACGAAACGCTATCCAAAGGGCTTCTCGAAGCTCTCCTTTAAGCAATTTGTTGCAGTCATCAAAGAAATCCCAGTGGAAATCAGCAAATTCGTACTCAAGATAGTCATGAAAATAGTAAAGGATGAAATATGGAAAACCGTCATCACTGCCAAAGATATACAAGCGCTCCTCTAAGGTCGCTTCATTCTTAAGAAAATTAACTATTTCATCATCATAATAATCAATCATTTCTTTACTATATCATTCAAAGCGTTTGGAAAGCTCTTAAGATTGCCGTAAATAGCGCCTGATAGGTCTGTAGCGAGGCGTTTAGCGTGTTCAAAGGCGATTGCTCTATTTCCTTTCACTTGGCTCAATATGTAGCGATATTGCTCTCTATACGCCAAAAGCTCCTCTTGATACCTGAATTCGTCATCAGAACAATATCTAAGCCACCATTCTTTCGCTAGTTTCTCGTTTTTACCGCTTCCTTGTCGTACGTAATGCACTGTTTCATGTACAAAAAGGTCTGTTGGCATCTGTGTAGCGGTGTAAATAGCATCAAAATACGTGAATACAAGGCTTTTCTTGGTCATCTGAGTAGGCTCAATACCCACTCGTTCCCATAAATCAGCTACCGCAATCTGAATAAATGCTGGTAGTTTCTCAATCGAAAGCACTTTTGGAGGATTATTTTCTAAATCTTTTTGCATATTTAATCTTGTTATTGCCTTTATACGGCATGCTACTGGTAAGATGCCAATGTCCTCCGACAGGACACTCATAAATTCTTAGGGCTACGTGATCATCGTTGAACCTTTTATTTTTCGCAGTAAGCGCTCCCTTTTTATCATAAACACGTTTCCCTCGGCACAGTTCGTATTGTTCATTAAGCATCTTTTTTACGATTTTTAAGTAAGAGCTTATCGATACGAGCCTTTGATTCAGCAGATAGGTCGGCTTCTTCTCTCGATGTTGGTCGACCCTCCAGCAACTCAATGTCTTTTGTAAGCATAGAAACAGTCATCGCCACGCTTCCATAGCTTGCCTTGCTTACTGTTTGATCCATTCGCGCAAGTGCTTTGTCTCTCTGCTCTTTCATTCGAGCAAGAGTATCATCAACAGCCTGCTTTACTGCTGGCTGATTGAATACTCGGTCAGGGTTTTTAATAATAGATTTGGAAAAATCAGCTTTTCTGAGTATGTCAGCCTTACTCCCCAATTTTCCACCTTTTTCCACTATCTCAATAACCTTTTGAACACGAAAAGACGGAGCTACCTTTCTGATTTTCTTAGGCGCTTCCGGTGTTTCGTCTTTTTCTCTTTTGATGATTTTTATAGCCATATACTTGTTTTGCCGATATAGCGTTCGTCATCGTTTTTTCTTCCGTATAGGTCGTGTGGACTCGAACCACACTGTGTGCCTCTAACCTACGGTCATGTCCTAGTTATGCCCTAGCAATGACCTAATGAGAATGGACAGGAGGGGGCGCTCTACCATCTGAGCTACGTTATAAAGCGCACTGTTTTATAACGACAGGACTTGAACCTGTGACCTCCCCGTGGGCTTCTCTACCACCTGAGATACATACTTTCGTATGGCTGGACTCGAACCAGCGACCTTGCCCCCTGCTATCCACTCTCTGTTTTGTTTTTAAGCCGTCTGATTAAGTGTTTCCGGTATTACGTACCAGTCAGTAGCAAAGATACTTTCAGCCGACAAATCTAATGGAAAACGTGTAGTTTTTTCATCAAAACTAGTGAACTTTTCCATGAATAAGTACGGTAGTGTCATCTTGCTATTTACGTCAGGAAACTGTGCGAGAACTGATATTGCTGGGTTATTCCAGCCTACTCGCGATAATCGCTTCCCCTCTTTGAGGAGAATAAGTGCTTTTGAGAAATCAAATGTTTCAGGATTCATAGCTATTCCTCTTTCTTAAATTTGAGTACTTTTGTTTTTGGGTCGACCTCTCCAGCTTTGATATCTTCAAGAAGTTTTACTGAAACCTGCAAAGTAATTTCCGCTTCTTCCTTGTCTTTCTGAGCATCTTCCTTTTTCTCGCGGTATTCCTTTACCTTAGCAGATGTATTGATCATCAATACGTTGTTTGCGTTGGCGATTGTCTGCAAATTGTTGGTTTGTGCGGCGTATTCAGCATCTTTTTCCTTTTTCTCAGCCAAAAGTGCATCAATTTCAGCACTGAGAGTCTGTGATTCCTTGAGAATAGCATCACGTTCATCCTCAGGAATCTTTGATTTTTTGCTGTTTCGGAATTTTGTCTGAATTTCCTCAAGGCGCTTTCCCTTTTCAGTGAGCGCATCGAGTTTTTCCTTTGGCATGAAAGAACCAAGTATTTTATGTTCTTCGAGTGCCTTAATGCTTTCATCGAGAGCTGTTTTGTGACCCTCGTATTCAGCCTTAAACTTTTCTTCCATCGCTGAGTTAGCGCGGATAAGCCCCTCTTGGAGGATTATTTGCTTCTGATTCTTTGAGATTTCAGCCGCAACTGGGTTGATCATATCGCTTTGGTCGAGACCTACTTCATCTGCTTCCTTGTACATGATGCCGAAATTTCCATCAGTGATGAAAAATCCCTCTTGTAGCACGCGAATTCCTGATGAAAGGAGGTCGCTGATAGCCTGTGCATTTTCAGGCTTGAACTCGAAAATTTGTATTTTAGCCATTGTTTTCAGGCGCTTTTGGCGCTGTTTGTGCTGGTAATTGTGTCTGAGTACTTGGTGTACCGCTTCCACTGAACTTACTTACAAAATCACTTACCTGCTGGGGGAAGTATGTTTTTGTAAAGAGAATTTGCTGTTGAACCCCATTGCTTAATCGGTTCACTTGTCGAACGAGCAAAAACTGAAAAAAAGCGAAAGCTATGAGAATGACAGCTATCACAATGTATTTTACCTTGATTGCCATATTGAAAATCTTAGTTAGATTAGTAATGCACTAATTATACAACGTAGTAATCGTGATAACAACAGTGTCATGCTCGTATTTGTTTGATCGCTGTGTTTGTAGCACGCTACGCCGTACGTATCTTTCCGAATCATCGACTAGCACCCCAGCTTTTACTAACCCATCCTCCAAAAGTTTCGACATGAGGGCTGAATTTATTGAGTCTAGGGGCTTTTTTGTCCAATGGTAATCATAGAAAATCTCTACCGGATATTTGGTTATGGCGATTTTTCCCTTAAGCTCGATCACTTCTTCGTGAAATAACTGAGCAAGGGCATGCCATTTCCATTTATTCATGCCTCTGACTTTGTTCATCGACACTTTCTCCGGCAGAGTAATTTCTATTACCATTTTATGCCACCAATTTTACCCCTGATGCCTGAAATCCTTTTGGAGTTTCATCGATTCCGGCTACTTCAACGCTGTCTCCAACGCGAAGTTCATTGAAACTGACACCAACAAGAGCTGATGAGTGAAAGAACAAGTCCTTTTCACGACCATCGATTGCAATAAATCCGAAACCCTTATCCGAAAGATTCTTAATTTTTCCGTTCATTTTTTCTTACTTCTTAATTTTAATAAAACGACCTTTATAGTATACCAAATGCTATTGCGTTTGCGTTGTGGATAACCTACATATTTTGCAATTTTTCAAAGTTTGATGCTTCGTCATTCGTTACCGGCTTCTTTGCGTACAGTTTTGCAACAACATAATCAAACTGCTTTTTCCAGATTTTGTACTTGCATTTCTCCTTTGAGCATTCAAAGTACCCTTGTTTTGAAAGCAACACGTTGTTGCATTTCGGGCAGTGAAACATTTTTAAGCGTGAAAGTATCATACTACTTAAGATTAGGATTTCTATAAATATCTCCAATAACTTCGCTGTGGCTTCTTGACATATCAAGAATTGGATCAAAATAACCATCAGTATCAGTCCAGTCAGCATATCTCTGGTCGTCACTACCTTTGCACTTTAGCCGAAAACCTGCAAAATCCCAAAAAACAATAGCGCGTGCATCGGGTTCTCCGTGCCAGTCTATCCTACTTACGTATGGAGTACTAAATTTGACATCAATAATATCTCCCTCAAAAATTTCCTTGCCATTTTTATCGAAAAGTCCAGTTGACCTGAGAAATATCCAGTGTTCAGGATAGGAAAAAACAAACTTGTGCCTGAGTAAATCCTCAAAAGTAAACTCAATCACTGTTTCTTTATACTTACCGCTATTTTTTGCCTCATCCCTAAGAATAGCTCTGAATTTTTGTTGTTTTATCATAGATTTTTCAGTCGATTAAGGACATCTGACGAGGTGTGTCCATCCCACTCAGGTGCAAAATCAAGTGTTTCTGCAAAATTAGTTTCTTCCCACTTGCTTTCAGGTAAATGGTATGTAATTTGACTACCGTTCTCCTTTCCTATTCCAAGAATAAACCAGCCATCAAATCCTTTTCCGTCACTGTGCAGGTATGAGCGCCACACTTTAGGAAAATTGTAACCCTCCCAGCCAGTTGCCGACTTAGAACCTACACGACAAAGAGTTATAAAAAGTTCAATTCTATGATCATACAGCTCATCCATCGTGTGATAGCCATCTGAAACCTGCATATCCTCTCCTCCTGAGCATTCGTGGCTGATTTTTCCATCATCGATATTCAATTTTAGAGGTGTTACTTCCTCTGCGTTTATGATTGTGTATTTTTTCATGTCTAATTCAGCAAATTACTAATAAATTTAAGCGTTTCTTCTGATTGGTCTGATAAGTTATCTTTGAGACAGTTCCACTTACATGTAAGTTCCCATATCGTACTAATTTCAGGAACTATGCCTTTGTATATAAAATCAAGAGTGTAAACAATATCTGCAAGACAAATTGTGCGACCAATGATTTCACCACCGGAGTCTTTGATCTCTTTTTCGTTTATTTCCCAAATATACTGATTCTTTGTTGTGTACTTACTCAAAGCGTAGTGAGTATCATTGATCATGAAACAATCTAATTTACTTTTCCTGTCTCCTGCCCATACCCAAAATCTGCACCCAGCCGTAAGTTTCAAAATATCAGGATTTGTATTGATGCATGCTTTTTTAATTTTCTCTATGTATTCGTTTTTCATATCAAAGGTTTTTGAACCACCGCCTCATGGTCGTATAGTCCGTTAGATTTAATAAATGCTGACAATTCAGGGAAATCAGACACTTTTCCGCGAACTTCATCTACAATTTCCCCTGTTATCTGATCAAGAGTGATTTGAAGCGGTATATCGCGCTGTCCTGCAAAAAATTCCTTTGCCCTAGCCATATTGATACCAAACAGCGCTTTCTCGCTCTCTCCCTCAATTTTGGGCTTATAAACGATACCTCCAAAGCGAACCAAGTCTCCAAAACGGGCATATTCATTCCTACCGAACAAATGTCGTACTTCCTTTGTTTCAAATTCGTGCTTTTTATTCTGCCCACACCAGCAATAAACCTTGTAAAGGGTATCAATCAATCCTTTGTAAAGAGCCACCTTTCTGTCTTTGATATTACTCAAGCAATATGGGCATTCTCCCATTTCGTTGCGGTAGTGATGGATGAACGCTTTTTCGCGCTCAAATCGATCTTTATCTTTTAGTTTTTGTACGTATAGTTTGAACATCGTTTTTTAGTGCTTTTTTGTAATGTTTTTTGCAGAAAATTTTTGCTCCTAACTGAATCCACCACTCCCCGTGTCTGATATCAATCCTGCACCTCGAACATCTTTGAGATTTTGGATTTCGTGGTGCATCCATGATTAAATTCCTCCCTTATTGCTTCCACCTGCTACACCGTTCGGAATACTTCCGCCAGTACCACCCTCGCAAGCATAGTGACCAAGTGAGCCATCTTCTTGCTCAAAAAAGCAGTAGTCTTGCTTCATAACATTCGATGCTCGTTTTTCAGAAGCTATGAGCAGTAATACTAGAGCTGAAACTGTGAGAGATACTGCGATAATTGAAATAAATGTTGATTTTTTCATGTTAATCTTCTTGGTTGTTACAATCAGGACATGGTGCTGAACCGACATCAGCCATGTGTGGCTCTCCCTGATAAACTGCTTCCATAGCACTTACTTCTCCAGTACCGCCACAGGTACTACATACTGCATCAAATTCATCGCTGTCAGGAGGAGTACCAAATACAGTGAGTGGTTTTGCTTCCCATGCTTTGAGTTGAGCCTCAGCCCATTTTTCAATGCACTCTGATGCAGTTTCGATAATTCGCTCCTTGATGAATTGTCTCTCAGTTTCAGAGAGATCAGGTATCGCCATATCCCAAAGTATTCGAGACATTTCGTTTTCAACAACCTGTTTTACTATTTCGTCTTTCATGAACTAATTATACTGTATTCGTATTCGCATAAGCAAATAGAAACTGTGGAAAACTACTTTGCAATGATGTCGACTAAATCATCGCTCGTACATTCAGTGACTAAATACACTAAATGTTTTTTGCTTATAGGGTCTCGCCGGACAATCGCTACCATCTCATCTCCTTTTGTGATGGTATAGACACCCTCTTTTTCAATCTTTTTTTCCTTATCCATTGTTTTTACCAGACATTTTGTCTGCTAGTTTTTTAATATCGACCTGCATTTCTTTTGGAATCATCCGCATTACCCCGTTGTCGTCTACAAGTTTCAAATTACGCCGTGGATCACTCTCTTTTCGTTCATCAAAATCTTTTTTGATAGCAGTGAGCATGAATGACTTATAGTTTTTATACCGCTTTCCTTTTGATTCGCAGTAGTTGTACAAGTCCTCGCCTTTTGAAATAAGCGCCTTTTTTGAACAATCGAATCGCTTATACCACTCAAACAAATCATCGACTGGTATATTTTTTAAGTATTCGAGAGAGTGATGTAGTTTTTCTCCACTACTCTTATCTATACTACTCTTATCTATACTAGGGAGAGAACCCGTTACAGATGCGTTACGCTTACGTAACGGATTTTTAGGTATTTTGCTTGGTTTATATAGGTCTTTTCTGATGTACTGATGTTTCTGCCAGTTTGGATGTTGCACAAAATATTCCGAATTTTCGTTGTAAAACTCAATAAGTTTTGAACGAACGACCTCATTTATCAGTTTTCGTACATCCATTTGAGTGATTTTTTCATCAAATGGGAATATTTGACTACGTAAAAGTAGGGAATTTGCACGTAGTCTACCATCATCATCAGCGACCGTTATCATCCCAATATATAAGAGCTTTGCGCGATCAGAAAGTTTGGCAAATTCAGGATTCTGCCACACGCTTGAGTTAAGCATTCGTTTTTGTCCTATTGCCATAAACTTTTACACTGAATATCCTTGTAAACGCTCAATCCCATCGACCGATGAGAAAAGCATATCTCCCTTACCAAGTAGCTTTTCAGCACCTTTTTGATCAAGAATAATGAGAGAGTCAACCTCTTTTGAGGTTCTGAGAGCTATTTTTGTTGGGAAATTAGCTTTGATTGAACCAGTAATGATATCAACGCTTGGTCGTTGTGTTGCGATGATGATATGGATTCCTGCCGCGCGACCTTTCTGAGCAAGTGTGAGGATTATTTCACTCATCGGAGCGTATCGGTGCATTTTGCATTTTTCACACTCCTCGATTGCCTCAACAAGCTCAATCTCTCGTTTCTTGAGTGATTTCTTTGTTTTGAGCAGGTATTCAACCTCTCCTTTCGAGTCTTTATTCCATCTGTCGTGAACATCACAGAATTCCCACTCAACGAATCCGTCTTTTGTCTGCAAAACAAGGTCTCCGAATTCATCAATGACAAGGAATTTAGTCGGCATACTGTCTCCGTATTCTTCGATGTTTCGCACACCAGCATCTGATAGAATTTCATACCGCTTATTCATTAAGTCGACCATTCGTGTGAGTGACTTCTGAATCTCAATAGGGTCTGATTTATATTCGACTACGTTGCCGAGCTTTTTGAAAAGCGAAAGTTCAACGAGTTTTGGATCAAATAAGTGCAATTCAGCCTCCCTTTTGCCCATGCGAGAGAGTTGTGTGATGATCGATGCGAGTAAAACGGACTTACCTGAGCCAGTTGCTCCAGCAATGAGCATGTGTGGAGCTTCTCTGATGTCGAAAAAACGAGTTTCGCCCATGATTGTCTGCCCGACTGCGATATTATAGCCATTATTCTCTGTTGGAAGTGCAGAAAAGGTACGCTCTTTGTTTGGTATTTCGAATCCTACGAGGTCAGAATGCGGTATAGGCGCTAAAACACGAATACCTGATACTCCGACCACTTGTTCAATATCCTTTGCGTATGCCTCAATTTTGCTCATTTTAAGCCCTATTGATGGCTCATATCGGTAAAGAGTGACTGATCCTCCGACAACCTCGGAATCAAACTCTAAGCCCATTCCATGCTCAGCAAGTTTCATTCGGATGCGCTCTTTGATTGGTTGTTCTTTGTAATTCATTGTTTTTGCCGAAATAAATTTAGTTGCGACCGTTTCTAAGTATCGCTTTACGTTAGTGTCACTAGCGATTTTCTTTTTCAAGAAGTCAGTGATGTTATCAACCTGAGCATCTTTGAACTGTTTTGCACGCTCCTCATCGATATCAAGGCGGTGTATATACGCCAATATCGATACCTCTTTGTCGTACATTGCTTTCACGTTTGGAACGAATACCTGTTTACCCATGAGGGCATCGGTAATATCCTGATAGAACCGAAAAAAGAAGTCGAAAGCGAGAGGATTTTCTGAGTACACGATTTCGTATACTTTGAGTTGGTTAGATTTATCGTTATTTTTTGATGTCTTGAATTCTCGGAAGCGGATTTTATATGGTAATTCTCCAAGTTCTGCCGCTACTAGGAAAAACAGAAAGATTGCCTGTATAAGTTTCTCCCCATCAATATCATCATCAGGAGAAAACTTTGAAGTAAATTTGTGGTCATCGATAACGATTCGATTTTCACTATCTCTGAAAACTAGATCAGGATATCCTTTAAGCGGTACAGGTAACACTTTTCCATCAACAGAAACCTTATGTTTGAGTTTCTTTTCAACCAAAATAGTTTCCTTGATTTCGTTTTTGTAGTCTGATTCCTTTAGATATCCAAAGTAAGCAAAGGCGTACTTTTCAAGCATTTTCTCTCTTGTCGGTATTGCTGAATTGTATTTTATGAATCCCTCAGGATAGTTTGTCAGCTCTTTGAGACCTGTATCGTGTCCTAATTTTATTGCTTCTCCCTCGTCTGCTGGTGTTGATACATCAGGATTTCCTCCAAGATACGTCTGCATGGCTTTATGCAACGCTTTTCCAAGCACAGCCGCCGCAGATGTTGTTGTATCGATGCTTTCTCCGTTCATGTAGTTAATTTTGAACATGAAAGGGTCAGATGAGAATTTTGTGAAAGAGGAGTAACTATAATGCTCAACGGGAAAATCAGATGCTTTTTTATCTGCGTTATCCTTGATCCTTGTCACTATCGGCGCTCTCCATGCCGTCTTTTTGAGCTTCCGAACCCTTGGTTTTCTTGGTTTCTTTTCCATCTGTCAAAAATTTACCCATTGCTAATTCTCCCTCGGCGACCATTCCTTTTACCTCAGAAATTCGAGAGTCTTTGTTATCTTCTGCGATTGCAAGACTAAGTTTCTCGTTCTTTGGAGCTAATTTTGCAACCTGTTTCAGCACTGTTTTGCGTGGCATCCAGCCCTCACGATCATTTTTCTCGTTCCACGGAGAGTATTCTGAGCTGAACGACTTAGAGTATTTTTTCGCATGCTCCATGATGTCTTTTTTGGTCATGTAGCCCTCAAGTGTTCCTCCATTCGCTGTAACGATGATTGCGTATGCGCCAATCCACTCTCCACGTTCTTCTTTTGAAAGTCTTGGGTCTACTTCATGTGATATCTTTCCACGACTGATACTGAATTTATCCTTGTCGTGTACCAATTCTGCAATTACTTCCTTATTTCCTGCGCCATAAAGAAGCGTAACAATACCCTGATATCCGATTTGAAATTGTGCCTCCATGACACCTCTGTTCTTGTACGGCAAAACATACGCCTCGCCCGATACTGCTGATGGCATGAATCCGAGTTGTGCCATTACCATGAACGAGTTGACTACTGTCATAGGCTGACATTCAAGGAGCGCTGGTGTTTTTTGTACTGCCGCCATTACCGAACTTAGAAATTTGAGTGCTTGTTTTTCATCGCCGAAAAAGTTTTTGACCTGATTAAGGTAGTTTTTGTGCAAAAAAACCTTTATTTCAGTGTCATTTTTGAAATGTTCGATTGATTTACCTGTTTCCATCTGGTATAATTGTGTTACTTGATAAGTTTTCCAAAAAAATCTCTGACAGGGGATTTTTTTGTTTTTGGTTGAGGCTTTGCAGAAATTGCATCAATTCTGCCGGAGTGCCAACAAACCTTATTTCACTCCCTTTTTTTGCGTTTTTTCCCATTCTTCTTGTTGCTTCCGGTACTTTTCCCAACGGAGACTTGCAATCATTTTGAAATGCTTTTTGCCTTTCTTGCGTAAGAGTGTAAGCCCACCTGAGTTCGGTCGTTGTACTTTTGTTGCCATAGAGTAGTAAGTGGAATAATTAGATAATAAAATTCGACTGTCTTAGTATAACGTATTCGTATTCGCATGCAAATAGACTTGTGTGGAAAACTATGTTGAAACAATGTGGGATAATTATATTGAATTGAAAACATCAAATGCCCCCGTAGGTGCAGTGCATATACCTAACTGTACGCTATTGCTTTTCGGTAAGCAGGAGGGCGCTAAATCGTTGAAACATGAATACATCAACATTTTGTCCTAATTGCATGTGTTTCCGAGATGGAACACTCGAATTTACAACAAGTAGCGGTCGAAAGTACTACTACAGATTCATCTGCTCATTTTGCCTAATACCATCAACCGGATTCCTATACAACAAAAAGAAACACAAATGATACCACTACTCTACGCAACAATCTTTATTATTTGGCTTATTGCCATGATAAAAGAATACAAAAAACCGCCCCACTAGGAGGCGGTTCTTTTTTGCTATTTTACTTTGATTGCACCAAGCATTTTGCCTGACTTATCAGTAGTAAATGACTTCAAAAGCGAAGTGATCGCAGTCAAAATCGTGATGTTCAAAAGCTGTGAAAAACTGATATCTGTGATGTTCGCGAGTGTCGACAAATAGCCGAGTACCGCTACGATGACAGCAGAAACAACAGCTCCAGCAACATCTTTCAAATCTACCTTAAAAATATCTGACATAACTAAAACTCGTTTTCTATTGATAATTCGACCGCAAATTATAAGTGTTTTTTGACCTCATTCCAGTATTTGTCGAGATTGTTTGAATAGGTCTCATATCCTGATTTCTTGTACAATTTTTTCCAATTACCACCACCATTCCAAGCGCGAGCCTTTTCTTCATCTGTGGTATTTGGGTACAACTTTTGATATTCACGGAACACAAACACAGAAAGGTTAATATTTCCAAGCATTTCCTGAGATTTTATGTTGAGTCCGAGTGCTTTATTTACGTCATCGCATGCAGGTTGTCGAATCTGCATGCAACCATACGCCTTATCTGCGAGTGAAATATCTCCAACAGCATACAAATCTCCTTGAGACTCAACCTCTATAATAGCGTTTTCAAGCGCTGTGAGCGTATATGCAGGCTTATTTATGAAAGCACGTGTCTTTGCTCCAAAGTACCCAACAGCAGGCTTAATACCGTTTGCTAACTGAAATTTAGACAATGCTTGCTGTGTTAGCATGCCAAAATAGTCAGTTTCGTTACCTTTTGATCCTACACCTGTTCTAGCTACAGGGAAATTTGTTGAGTTCAAGAATTCTTGCAGTTTTTTTACATCAATCCCATACATTCCAACAGTCAAATCACGTGTAAACGTATAAGGCATTTTCTTTGCTTCTTCCAAGATTTCGTTCGGGATATCAGTGTACACCAATGGATCAACAATCAAACCAGCGTATTCATCAAGGTTGAATTCAAGGTCTCCACTTATACCCCATTGAGTACCCCAAGAATTACGAGCAAAACAAATATCTCCATTGTAGCCGTACGCTACAAGACGGTGCAACCCGACAACATTTGCAGGATTTGGTTTCTTGATTTTTCCGGTCGAAACAAAAGCATTCCAGTCGATAAATATCGAAAAACTGACTAACTTGAAGTCAACGATTGCTTGTTTGAATGAGTTTTTATCCACGTTTGGTGCGGCATATCGCGCTCGGCGTGTATAAGCATCTGACTTCATTTCTTGAGTTTCGATAAATTTGAGGTAGTCACTATATGGCAATGTGTTTTCGTCAGGCACAAAAGATGTTTTTGTTGCTCCAATGTTAGCAATGATTGATCCGGCAACACGCGGATAAGTGCCTTGCAAGTCAGGAATACCATCTATTTGCTTCGCTTTTGAGTAAATAAAACGGCGAGAAACATCAGTATTTTTATTTTCAAGATAGTCAAAATACGCAATGATAGTACCCTCAGCTTGACCAACGCAAGAGCCGTGAGAGAGCTGATTTTGCACCGGAATCATTGATATATCAGTAATATAAGATTCAGGTATTTTGCCCTGACTGCCAGCTTGCAATGTTGAAACTCGAATATCTCGAATATCAATAGGGTTTCTTAATGCACCAAGTTCACGTTTTGCCTGTTCTGTTTTGAGTAGTTTTTTGATGAAATCAAACATAGAATTATTTTACCATTAGCGAATCCATGAGTCCAATGAATAAGGCAATAACATTGCTATCAAAAATACGAATAGCAATATAACTTGAAAGATGTTTTTTGGAGGGTTCATTATTTTTCTACTTTTGAGGCATTAAGAATTGCCTGCTGACTAATAATCTTATACTTCAACGAATCAAGTATAACACGATTAAACTCAGATTTTGGCAAGTCTTTTTTGTACTCAGCAATCAACTGTCCTTTTTCTTCGTTTGTTGATGCACTGATCAATGCGTTTATGTACGGATTTGACTGACCACGCTGGATTCCGATTTTGAGCTTTTTCTCAATATTTTTGATTCGATTCAAGTCCTCCTCGGTACTTGGAGGGGTATCGAATACATCAGCGATAACATTTTTCATGTTTTTCGCGACAAATTCATCGATACTTGACTCAGATTTTAGGTTTTGAGCATCCTTAATATACCGATTTATAACGGTATTTTCATCAATGCGCTTTCGAGCTTGTTCGGACTGCACGTTTTCTTTGATTTGGTTCAGTTTTTCGGTCTTTCCGTAGTCAGAAACCTTTATAAAACGACCTACAACATTCCCAACAAGCGGAAGTCCGAGCGCTTTTTCAGTTCCGCTTTTATCTTTTGGAGTTCCCTGCGTGAAGTAGTAAAAGAGACCACCGCCCGACTGGTTAAATAGCCAACCTGCGAAAGGTTTTGCGGCGTACATACCACCGGCTTTCATCTGGTCATCAGTCAAAACTTCACGATTTCTAAACCAGTCATAAGGATTCTGTCCAGCAAGAAACTGACCTGTCGCGACAAGGTTTGTTATCGTAGGAGATACACTCGGAAGCTGACCACCGGCAAGCGTAGCAACGTCAACGATATCTTTTGTAAAACTCTGTTCATTTGTAGGTGCAGACATTATTTTCCAAAGCATTGCGCCGAGTAATCTACCTCCCTCATCTGCTGGCATTCGGAAATATACAGTTTTACCGTTTGCATCTGTACCAAGAGGGATAACAGTGTAGTTTGTCTTATCGTACTCACTAACACCATCCATCATTTCTTTTACAGTAGCTCCGAACAAACCAAGCGATGCGGCAATCATGAGAATTTTTGGAATAAAGTTTGCCTGTGCTGTTTTCCACCAATAACCTGAGCGAGTTTTTGGGTCAATCGCAACACTAATATCTGAACGCAATCCTTGAGTAATAGCATTTGAGAACAAAAAGACTTCATTTGTTGCAGGTTTCCAATATCCACCAGCCAAGAAGTCAGGAGAACCGATGTTCTTTCGCAAAAAGCTCTTTTGACCTTTTGTTATATCAGTTTTTCCTCCCTCTGTTGCGTTCAAATACCCTGCCGCTTTCGGCAATGTTTCAATAAAATCTCCAACATTCTTTATACCATCAAGAAATTTTACAAATGGCTGTAGTGACTTGTATCGAACCTCAGGTTTGTATGACTCAATACCACTAGCTTTGAGTATGGCATCAATCTGCTTATCCTCAACATCAGAACCATCGGTAAGCTGGTTGTATGTAATCGAAAGAATCTGCTCTTTTTCCATCCTGTTAAGCATTTCAGCACCCCATTCTTTCGGATCAGTAATGCCGTATGCGCGTGCCTTAGCAATAGGCATTGCATCACGGTACAGTTTTATTGCACGTGCAATAGTCATATCTGGTGTATTTTTCCAAAAACGCTGGAAGTCACGCAAGAAGTTAAATGCTTGGAATCCGGGGTTATAAGTGATGAACAACGGTCTAAAGAGACTTGAGTTCATGATACGGAGCGCGGCAATTATTACGTTATTGCCACCAACTGATTCATTTTCTACCGCATGTTTAATATACGGATCAACATAGTAACCTATGCGCTTGCCATCTTTGAGATACGTAATAAGCTCTTGATTCGGCAATTTTGATTCCTGTGGTATCTGACCTTTTGGAGTTTTAATTGTTTTTGCAGGTAAAATATCCTCAGGGAATCGATTTGTTAGGAATTCCACTACTGATTTTGTGACTTTGTTTCGTTCAATAGCGCGAATTGTTGCAATCGTTTTGAGAAGAGAAGCATCTGCTGGGTTTGCAACATCTTTGAGAGTACCAACAGACTTATGAATTTTTGATGTTACACCCTCCTCTAAGTGGTCAAGCACCTGAAATGTTACATATTTAGGGTTTTCGAGCATCTTGTCGTGCATTTCAGACTTGTATAGACCCTCTTGGAACGCTTCCTCAGCAACTTCTTGGAGTGCTTTTCGGAAGTCAGTCATTGACTGTTTTAAGATTTCAAAACTTCCATCAGGCAAAGTACTCTCCATTTTTGCAAGGAGTTCTTCTGCCGCTTTTGGTGTTATACCGCGAGGGTTTGCAACGTCACTTCGATCTCCTGATGCAATACGTTCATAGAAAAGTGCCTCGCCAAAATCATTCCATGAAATATCATTGTCGAGCAAATTCTTATAAATTGGCTGGACATTTTTATCCATAAATGCCTTGATTTTTCCTCCGAGATAGTTCCGTTCTTCAAGGAAATACACCGGATTTTCGTCATCAGGAACGATCTGACCATCACGTTTTAGCTTATTCACACGGTCAATCAACGCATAGTTCTTGTCGATGAGGTCAAATTTGAAACGGAATGCAAAGTCTTTTCTTCGAGCTTCCGCTTCTGCAATTCGAGCTTTTTGGATGTCTGCCGCTTTGATGTCTCCATTATCAAACATACCACGCACGCCTGCTCTACGGCGTTCAAGCAAAGCATCTCGGTCTCCACCGAGAATCTCCTGCAATTCAAAGTATGCGTTGAATACTTGTGGTTTTTTATCGAGCGCGTTGAAAAACTCCTTATAAAAAGTAGGAGCAAATTTTTCAAGTGTTCCGGGCGAATTCAATAGCATTGAAAGCGCGTCAGCGTACATTTCCTTTGAGCTGTTTCGATATCGCTTATAGCTATCACTGGAATTCTGAACGTCATAGGGTCTCCAGTATTCAGTGACTTTTTTAAGTTCAGCCTGAACATCCTTATTTTTGATGAATCCCTCACGCGCAAGAAGTTCGTTTACCGCTTCACGTGTTCGGTCGCTAATGTCCTTATTTAGAGCGCTCTTTTCTTCTGCTGATAGTTTGCCACCAAACATATCTCCGAACTTCAAACCACGTGCAAATAACGCATCTTTGGTAGCTTTGTTTTTTATCTGCTGTTTTCGTGTTTCACTTAATTTACCCTCTGAATCTCCGAAAAGAGTTTTTTCAGTTCCAAAGGTTTCAGCCATGAATCCACGGAGTGTTTTTAGACGACCAAGCAAATTACCACGTGCGAGAGTCTGATCCGGCAAGTAATCAATCAAGTGACCAATTTCGTGCGCGAGTGTCTTTGCCGCCTGTTCAACATCGTTGAAAATCTCAGGATTGAGTGCGATTTCTCCGTTGCCATTCGGCTTAAAGAAGCCTCGCTTTTCCGCGCGCATTTTCTTGATAAATGGTGCATTCCCCGTAAGTTCTCGCGCAAGGTCAACCAATTCTGGGAATTCAATAGGTCTTATTTTGTCGACACTTCCAAGCTCAACAGGAGTGCCGTCAGCAAATACGCCAACATCAGCATTCTCTGCTCCTTTTTTGTAGGCACGTGGCTTCTTTTCTGTTTGTGTTGTTTCTTTTTTAGCTTCAAGTTTTGCTGGTTTGTAATCTGTTTTTTTTGATTTTGCATCAGCAAATCTCTTATGTCCTATCGCAAACTGCTCCTTGAGTTGATTCTCATCTCCTGCACGATTTAATAATTCCTTAGCAACATCTTCAATGGCTCGTTTCGGTGTTTTATAGTTACTTGAGCCGACCATGAGTGTTGTTTTTTCATCTGCAACAATGGTTCTACCATTACTGATATATGTAAAGACAGGTATTCCAACAATTTTTCCAGTTCCTGTAACTTTCTTTTTTTCTAGTGGTTTGTTGTTGTCTATAACTACATCCTTAAAAACTTCTTCCGTCTTTTTATTGTCAACCTTATTGACAACCTGTGGTTTTTCGTCAAGAGCAGTTTTTACTCTCGGCTTCGTAATTTTTTCTGCTACATTAGCATCCTTTTCAATAAGGTAAGCCTTTCTGCCAGCACGTACGGCTTCTGCTCCAGTAACTCCTGAACCAGCAAAAGGGTCGAGAACTGTGTCGCCCTCCTCTGTCGTCATTTCAATCATTGCCTTAAGCATTTCGGCTGGTTTTTCCGTCTGATATCCCTTTGGGCGTTTCAACGTAAAGTTCAAATCAGAAAGGTTTTTATCGAGTTTCCCTGACTTTGTGAATACAATGATGCCCTCAGGTTGAGCAACCTTTCCATTCGGCGATGTTACAGGCTTACCATCAGCAAAAGTTTTTTGATATTCTCCACGACCAACAGGAATCCAGCCTTTTTGTGTGAACAAATCATTATATTTCTGCATTGCTTTCATTCCACTTGGTGCTTGAGAGAACATGTGAATGATCGGAGAGTTTTCACTTTTTACGATTTTAGCTGTCGCATCTAATATTTTACTGAAATCAGATACGCTCAAGAGGTTATAGTTCACTCCTCGATTTCCTCCCTTAACAGCAGGCGTATCGTATGGGATATCAAAGAAAACCATATCAGCCTTGAATCCCTCATCAGCAAGACGAGGTAATGACTCAGTAGCGCTTCCTGTTTCAATATACGCTAAATCTTGTCCATTTTTTGAGAGAACATAGACACCTTTTTCTTTACGTTCAAATGTACCCTCTTTAGCTCCTACTCCAAGAATGCGGCGGATATTTGGTTCTTTTATTTTTGTTTCTTCTGCGATTTCCTTGATTGATTTTGCTGATGTTTTAACAGCCTTAGCAACTTTTTCTTTTTGTGTCGGTGTTTTTGTAGCATTCTGCTTTTTAAGTGTCATCTGAATTCTGCGTGCAGTCACTTTATCCTTTCCACTGAGTTCTCCAAATCCATCAATAAACTTACTGATTGACTCTTTGCCACTCGAAATAGCCTCTTGTTTAGTATCAAAAGTTTCTGTTCCAAAAGGACTTCCAAAGCCACCTGAGCTTATATTTGCGCTTGCAGATACACCCCATTTACCATCACTATATTCAACCACTTTTATTTCTGCTACAGGCGTACCAGCTTTTGATGTTGATGGAATACTGATAGCCGTTTCACTATTTGCTTTTCTGAATTCGTTGAGTGAATCTCTTAGTGAGTTCGATTTTGCAATCAATTCACTTCGATTTTCAGGATTCTGATCAATCTGATTTTCAATAGCCTCATACTGAGAACGAATGTCTGCTGAATTCTCTTTTGTCGTTTGTGGTACTGATTCAGTCTGAACTGGCTGATTTGCAGGCGTTTCCTGCGGTAAAACTGCCATTTCCGGCGTTTTTGGCTGAATCTCGGTACTTTGTACGTTTTCAGTAATTTTAGGTGCGATTTCGGCTGTTTTTGCAGGTGCATCATTACCAAGCAAAATAGCTGATTTTTCTACTGGTGTAACTGGAGCGACTGGCGCAACAGGTTCTACTGGAGCAATTTGTTTTTTAGGCAAGTTTTTTACAGCATTTTCAATGTCAGTAACTTTTACCTCTTTCGGTGTTGAAAGTGTTGAAAACGCCTGCTCCGGTGCTTTTGTAAAATCGCCCTTGAATTTTTCAGCAATTACGTTTACCCATGATGGTTTTAACTGCTTGATTTTACCAACAAACATCTGAGAGCTAGGTTCAAAAGACATTTCAAAAAATGTAGGTAATTTAGGATTGAAATTCTTACCGAAATCTACACCCTGTGCTTTTGCTGTTTCAATAAAACGTGGACTGAGAACCTGAGATGTTTTTGCTGGTTCGTATAGACGAAACGACTTTGCTGGCTCTGTTCGGAATCTATCTAACCGGCGACTAGCAAATTCAGCAGGTAGTTTTGCCTCATTAACTGTTACTGGTCGAGCAGTAAATGGTTTTGATGCAAGTGATGCAAAAAATAACGTATCTAGAATAGCGGTAGAGCCTTCTTCCAGCGCAACAACCACTGGATTTTCTCCATTTGCAACACGTTCTGCTGTTCGATATTGAGCACTCGTTATTTCTCCAAGTCCGGGTATATTTACTTTTGTTTTTCCAGTAAAGTTTAGTGCGCCTGAAATAACTCCTTTTGCGATTCCTGCTACGGTATCAATAGTTGCTCCGGGTACGGATTTTATTGCATCTTTGCCTGTTACATTTCCTATACCACTTTCCTCGTACGGAATTTCATTGTTTACAACGGCAGATTCTTCATCATGAATTGCCTTAAAAACAGCACCGATACCAAGCGGTAAATGCTCAACAATTTGTGATGGGAGCTGATGTATAGTATTTGTCTTTCGAGCGTACTCTTTGCTCTTTTGTTCAAACTCTTTTAGAGCCTTAACCTTATCTTCTTGTGAAAGTGTTTTGTAACTTTCAAGGGCAGTAGGATTTTGCGGTTCAGATATCTTATTTTCAGGTCGATCGACAGCATTTCCAATAGCATTTACTACTTTTTCTCCAGTAGCATTAAAGAAATTTTTAGTCGGAGCATTAGGAAATGCCGGTGCATCTGTACGTAACAGTTTTACTGTCTTTTTTTCAGCCTGAGCGACTGGTTCTTGTTTTGGTTGAACTGTTGGAGTATATCCAGCAGGGCGTTTATCAACAGGGATATATCCTGAATTTTGCACTGGTTGTGAACTAGAAACAACCGGAGCTACTGCTTCCGGCTGTTCTCTTGATGATACTGGAACATATCCATTTACTGATTTTGGTTGTATTCCAGCACCCTCTCCGTTTCGCTGTCCAACGCTAGTATATCCCATTGTTATTCTCCGTTTTTCATATACTCTGCTAATTGCGCCGCAAAGTCAGAACCCTTTAATGCGTTTTGCACAGCAGTCTTTTCTTCTTCGGTACTAAAACCGTCAAGCACAGCAGAGAGTCCGTATTTCTTCAAATCAGATTCGACTGCTGAAATCTTTGCATCGTCAAAGTTTGCTGAAATAAGTTTTGTTCTCTGAGCGTTAGTGAATTTGAACCCTGAACTACCGTTATTTACATCTGAATAGTTCTTTGCAATCTGAGAGCGTACAAGTTCTGAAACGTCTGTAAGTGGCGTTGCGACCTGTTTGCCTGTCTTAGAATCAACAGTAACTGACCACAAACGACCATCAATTTCTTTAAGTTCAGGTGTTCCTCCACCAGCAATTTTACCATACTCGACACCAAGATCATATTCTTTACTTTCAGTTTTTCCTGTAACAGGATTAAAACCATACCGGAGAATTATTGCATTTCCATTTTCTCCGCGAATTGTCTTTTGTGTGTACTGCACTTTCATGTTTTCAGGCAGTGCCGCATTCCATGCAGTTTCAAGGTCAAGCTGACTTCCTCCGTATTCTTTAAGGAGCAAATTAAACGTATTTGGGTCAGTTTCTTTCAATTTTGTGACATCAATACCAGCTTCTGCAAATCCCTTGATACTATTGAGGGCGCGGTTTCTATCTTCATCGCGAGCTTGTTTTTTAGCCGCGATATTATCTTTGAGACCTTGTACATATTCCTCACGCTGTCGCTGGTATTCGGCAGATGCACGCTGGTCAATATCAGCGTATACTGCTTGAATTTTCGCATCTCGTTCTTTGTTAATAAGATCGAGTGCTTTTTGGTTTTTCTTTTCCTGATTGATAGCATTTGCTGATGCAAAATCACTACCACCAAGACCGGCAGTCGTGTTCAAAGCACGTACTCGGTTATTCAATCCGGTGTTTGTTACCACTTGGTCGCCCAAAATTCGTGCATATTCAGCACGGATTGAGTCAACAAGCGCCTCAGATGCCTTTCGTTTTTCTTCGGTAATTTTTGCTAGGTCAGGTGCAGTATTGCTATATGCACCTGATAATTGTGATTCTAGCTCACTAATTGCTTGATCATTTGAATTTGCTGTACGCGCATAGCGAGTTGTATCTACTGGTGTTGTTACTGGATTTGCAGGAGTTGGACTTGTCGGAGCTGGTGTAGTTGGTGCTGGAGCTGGAGTCTGTGGCGCACCAGCCGAAGTGTTGTATGTCATTCCGGGCTGGATTAAACCACTGAGTCCTTGATAGTCATTTGCGTGACCACTTGCCTTAAATTTCTCGTTTCCGGGTATAGCCAAGAACTGCTCAGGCGTAATACCTAAAGATTTTACGATGCCGTATGCTGTTTGTCCCTGTTGTACTTGAGGCATGGCTTTTATATTGCTATTTGATAAATAGTACCTGTATTTCCACTTGAACCATCAACGCCATCTTGACCTGCACCACCACCACCATCAGTTCCTTTTGTTCCTTTTGTTCCGCCAGTACCACCAGCTACTGATGTTGTTCCTGAACCACTGAGTGATGAGTAAACGAGAATGATTGTACCTCCTGAACCACCTGCGCCACCACCTCCACCTGAACCAGCACCTGTGTTACTTGCTCCTGCTCCACCGTTTCCTCCGTTGCCACCATTACCTCCTTTTGCTTCGATTGAACCGTTATTTACGATTGTTTTTGCATAAATTACGATGATTCCACCGCATGAACCTGAGCCACCACCACCTCCACCTGAACCTCCATAATAAGTCGGAGCAGCACCCGGATCGCCAGTGCCACCTTTACCACCTGCTCCTGAACCTGATGAAGCGCATGACTGATATCGCTGTAGTGCTGTATCAGATGTGAATTCAGCCATCCATTGTGCTGTAAATAGCGTATTTGGAAGCGTCAAAGGTGCTGTGTATGTTCCACCAGCACCACCAGTTGATGTTCCACCTCCGTTACCGCCAGCCGCACCATTAGCCTTTGTAATTGAATATGTTTGGTTGCTTCCTGCTGTACCGTTTGTTCCCTGAGTAGGTGTTCCTGAGTTAATACCTCCACCACCTGCGCCACCTGACTTACCTGCCTGAGAACCTGCGATAGTACCTGCTGAAAGAGCAGAACCGGCAGAGCCACCTGTACCTCCTGATGGAGCTGGATTTTGGGAAACAAGACCATTCGATCCGTTACCACCGTTATTTGGTGTTCGTAAAATCTTATAGGTACTGTTGATTGTGAGCGTACCCTTTACATAGAGTTTATACCCAGCAGTATCAAGGTTTCCGCCTGAAAGAGTTAGGTTGTTGAAATACGCATCGCGAGTAAGCGCGTTATTTGTGATTGCTCCTGATGAAAATGAACCTGAGTTAATAGTGACATCGCCGTCAGCACCATTTCCGAAAGTTGTAGCTGATCCAACAGCAGTAAGCGCCGAACCATCTCCAGCAGGATATGCACCACTTGACCATCGAATAACTTTTGAACCTGATGGTGTTGCTGATGTGTCGTCATTGGTAACGTATTTATTTGAGCTACTTGGAGTACCTGATGTTCCTACGAGAGCATCATTTTCTCCTTGTGTTGGTACGCGAGTATCATTATCTCCAACAGCGATTGGATTAGTTGAGCTTGCAGGAGCAACAGATAGTTTTGTGATACCTTTTAAGACATCAGAAGCATCAACACCGCCTGAAATAGCAATATCGTCAACATATTTTTTATCAATAAGCTCTGTATCTGCTGTGAAAGTTGGATGTGAGTTGTACGAAATTTTGTTTGGAAGTGTCTCATTTCCATTCAAAATACGTGAAACGATTGCGAGACTTGGGTAGTTTGTGATTTTTACGCTTGCACCTCGTCTGTGTGTTTTCTTAAGCGCAGTAACTTCGAGGTCTCCATCAACCGGATCAATACCTCGAATCATTGATGTTACAGATGTTCCTGATGCAGTACCACAGACGAATTCCTCTGTTGCTGTACCCTCATCGATATTGAAACAAGTATAGCCTGACAGCGCATTTCCTGCGCTATTAGTTCCATTTACGAGCGTCATCGATGTCGCACTTGAACTTATTGATGACTGTAATGATGTTTGAAAAACCGCAACACTTACAGGAATTGTAGCACCGAGATTTTGGTCTTTTTGTATATTAAGACCGAAAAGACCAGCAATAGCGATGCCTCCCGTTACGATTGTAGTTCCTATGAATTTGAATAGATTGATCATGACTTTTTTTGAGCCGATGTTATTTATAATTATAGCACCCTTGTTTTAATTCACAATATATTGTGCAGGTAGTGAGCGACCTTTTTTGCGGATATCTTTGAAACCGAACGATGAAACTGATACATATCCAATTTTTGTCGCTACAATTTTTACTCGAACCTGCTCAAAGCGTGGTGTATTTATTCTAAATTCTCTACGATAAGGATGGACTTCGACTGATTCTCCGCTTCCACCACCACCGCCGATTTCATCCTGACCTACTAAGTTCGACCCGATTAAAACTGACTGTCCTTGATCAACGTAAGCTCCATTTCCATCGATTGTTTTTACTTTTACGAACTCTCCGTTGTCGTAAGAAAGGTATATGTCGAATGACTGGTCTGTCTGAATTAAGCCTGTAACCACAAAGAGATTTGAGTATTTTACCCCCTCGGTATCAAGGAGCATCTTGTTTGAAATCCAATAGTTCGGAATTTCAACCTCCTCATCAGTAAAGCCTGAAAAAAGAGTAAACACGTTCTTGGATGCTGAATCTCCGGCAATAAGCATGCCGTTGTATGTGTCCATACAGGAAACTCGGTAGTCGAGTCTATCCCATAATTTGAATAATTTATGGTAGGCAAACAGTACGTTATTCGCTGTTTCGTCACTTGTTCGGCATGCAACAAGCACGTAAAGACCCCATTCGTATACGACTGCCTGATCGAATCGGTAGCCTGTAAGATTAAGCTGGTCTGAAATTGAGCGAGGCTTCAATTTTTCATTGATTTGGTTTGGCTCAAGAATACGTACCGCTGGTTCTTCACTTGTATTTGGGGCATCAACGTAGTAAATACCATCTCCAGTTTCATATCCTGCGCGCCAGTATGGTATACCCACTCGAATACGGTACGTTAAGTTCGTTGCATCTGTGTCGTCAGAAGAAAGGAACAAATCCCATGTTTTATATGTATGAAAACAGTACTCATGCGCTTCAAAACTGAATATGTTTTGCATGTCAGCACCTCCGTCATCTTGTCGAAATGTGAATCCCTCGCCAGCCGTACGAGGAGTGCTTTTTGTAAAGTCACAGATACCCTCATCTGTTGAATCTTCCCAGTAGTAGTCAGCAGAAACGCTACCTGATGTTGGAGGATTCGCAAAAACAACAGAAACAGCTCCAGTCGCGTAGTTAATTGTTCCAGTACCGCCAAAGTTAGATTCAAGTGTTCCGTTTCGTGTATCTCGAAATGTCTCAGTGCCTGCACCAGTAGTTGCATAAACACTCACGTACATACACGTACGCTTAGCACCTCCTCCCTTAAAGGCAAGAGTTGTTGTATAAGTGTCGTTTACTCCGTCAACCGCGCCGGTAAAACCAGTTTCAGCAGTAACAGCGTTGTAATCTGAGAGTTCATCTTTGTCGATATGTGAACCAAAGAGACCAGTCGTATCAAATCCGCCATCAGTGTCTTTTCTATCCCATAGAAACGTGCGGTTTTGCTTGATACGAATCTTTCCTCGGTGCGATGTCGACTGCTGATCAACGACTGACCCCGGATTTGCAACAGGAATTTTGTAAATTCCTGAGTTTTTACTTGAAAAAAAAGCGAAAGCACCAGCAAGAGAGTGGTATTGGTCGATTGCAATATCGTCATCAGAAGCAAGGGCTGGAAGTGTATCTGTTCCTGCCTCAATCCAATCCTCAGAAGTGCTATCGTAGTACTTTATTTTTCTGTCATGTGTATAAAAAGGAACTTGACTACCATCAAATTTTCGAGCAACAAGCAATCCTGATGCGCGACCAGCTCCGGGTGTATCTGTTCCCATAAGTGTTTGACCTCGGCGAAGTTCAATATGGTCTCCAAGAGACAGCCAGTTCTTTGAATCAGAAGCCGATCCAATCGGAATAGACTCATCTTCAAAACGAGTTATCGTACCCTTATTGAAATTTTTGACATATTTTTCAGCCATTTTTATACTCCCAAAGCACTGCGTTGTAGCGCATCATCCCACTTCACAGCCCCACGCATGATGAGTTCTGCACGTTGGATATTTGCGTTTCCTTGCCGTGCGTTAATGTCGTCATAATCCATGCCGAGTTCATCCATTGCCGCAACTTCAAATGCGATAGCAGGATGAAATTCACTAGGGAATACCCAGCTAGTAGCACTTTCAATATCTGCTGTTGTTCCGATATAGAAAAGGTTGATTGTGTACGTATCACTTACCGATCCACTGATATAAAACTGGCTATTTGCATGGTCGATTGCAAACTTTCCCTGACTATTCTTGTATTCATCCCAATTTTCGTACGGTACTTCATCATATGGAATCACACTATTCCCACTCACTAGCTTCATTGTTCGGCGTGGCAGTGTCATGATGAAATTAGTAGGCATTGTAAATGCCGTTGTTGGTGTTGTTGATGGTGTTGCTTGGTTGCTTGAGTTCTTTGTTACCAGCTTTCGCCATGCTCGTCTACGTTCAAACTGACTCTTTGCAAGATTTGCAAGGATGTAAAAAGTGACCTCATCGAGTTCACGACCTCCTCGTATCTCAGTATTCAGTGTATATAGTTCTGCTCCAGTCATAGAAATTTAGAAAAAAGATTTGCTAAAAACGACCATAATTGAATAAATAACGAATTACCCTTATTTTTAATGATATTTTCAGCATCTTCGCGAGACATATCGGTAAACATATAGATTCCGTACTCTCCGATTTCCTTGTTCGTTACCTCTCGGTTGAAATAAAAGAGTCCATTGTCTCCTACGTTTTTACCTTGTGATAGCTGAGCTACAAGGTAAACTTCCCCGTCAATTACTTTTTGTCCAAAAATCTTGAAAGCGTGACCGAAACCGTCAGCACCATACGTTACTGGAATTATACCACGTGGCGCATCAATCCACTCATTTCTCCACAATACACCAGTAACGATTGAGCATTTTTTATCGCGATGTTGCCAAAGTCGTGTACGGATATTGTCGAATGTATCGTATTTACCATCAACATTAAAGTATGTTTCTTTCTTGTGGAAAAGTGCAATTTGTCGGGCAAGGTCTGACCATGTTTCAGATTTAAGTAGTTTTGTTCTGCTTATACCTTTGAGCGCACTGAACTCAGTAACACCATTTTTGAGTGGTAAAGAACCAAACTTTACTGCGCTTTTGCAAGCATCACGCAAGTTTGCACCCCACTCATCAGGTTTTCCTGATATCTGTTTTGTTTGAAAAAACTGGTATTCAGGCAGTAATTCTTCTCCCTCCTGATCCTCAGATACTGCTGTAACAGCGTACGCTGAGCATAAATCACTGTCTTTCTGGTCTTTGATGATAACAGGCTCTGCAATGATAAAGTCTCCGCTAGGAAGCTCTGAAAGGCTAATTTGAGGAAATACAGCGCCAAGATTAAAGTCGCGCTCATCTTTGGGGAGTTTTTCGAGTGAATTTTTTGTTTTTGTTGGGAATTTACTCATTATCTACTCTTGATCAATGCTTCCAATCGAGCCATACGTTGCAACATATCTTCACGAAAAAGACGGTCATCTCGGATGTGGTCAGCGATTGCTTTGTTGATGTTATCGATATCAGCCTGAACGTGTGCAAGATGGTTTGTCTCTAGTTTCAAACACCACGCTTCAAGTTTTGTGACCTCTTTTTTAAGTTTTATAACGCCATCCTCTGTTGAGTCAGGGCTATACTGACCAGTCAATTTCTTCCATACCCACGGCATGATGTGCTTTGCAATAGTGAAAACAGCTATCGAAATGAGAGTAGATAGAGCAAGCAATACTTCCATCAGTTGTCCGCCATTCAAGTTTTCCATTGTTATTTTTTAGGATTAGCTTTTTTTTCTTGAGCTATTTCCTGCTCAAGGTTGGTAATGGCGTTATCGATAGCAAGTTTATTCATCTTTAGTCGCAAAAGTGTTGATTCTTTTTCAGAAAGTTTTTTTACAGCACTTTTCTTTACCACTTTTTTTACCGAATTTTTGTTACCATTACGTGCGTTTTTTACCGACTGATTGATTGACTGGCGTATTTCTTTACTCATCGTTGAAAAATCAGTACTTTTTGCCACCGCAATAGGTGCAAGTATTAGTGATGCGAGTATTGATATGATTATAATTTTTGTACGCATGATTTTTATATAATTATTTTGTTCGATACCAGTAACTTCCCTCTTTGTGATAGCTGAAAGAGTCTCCAGCAAGAGCTGTAACTGGAGCATTTGAATCAACGATTGTATTTCCTGAACCCGGAGCGATAGTAAGCGTTGTTACTACTGGGTTTCCTGATGTGATTGTTCCGCCGAATACGATAGTTATATTTGAACCACTACCTCCTGATGTTGCTGGCAAGGTAATTGTTGCTGTTGCATTTACTGATGCCGGATCATAAATCAAACCCGATACGTTGTTATTTATCGTAACGCTTCCAGTACTTGTGTAGCTTTGCCAGTTTGCAGTAACAAAAGCATTTCCGATGAGTGTCCAGTCCTTGTATGCGATAAATCTGTCAGTACCGCTTGTTGTGAAAGTGAATTTTTCGTTAGGTACGTCAACGATTGTTTTTGCTGATGTTGTTGCATTCAAAGCATCTCCATTTGTGACCAATCGTGAGCTTGCATTTACTTGGAAAAGAACGTAATTACCGCCTTTTACTACAAAATATCCTGAACCATCGGTAACAAATCGAATATCATGGTTTGCATCATCAATAAGACCGTAGTTTCCGTTGACACCTGAGCCTGAAATCCAACCAAACTGACCTATTCTATTTGCTGTGTCTATCTCGAAACCAATAATACCTGATGAAGTATCTTTTACTCTAAAAATGTTGGTCTGAGCGATGATGTATGTGTTTACGTCATCAACCAAAAATGTTGTGCTATTTGCAAATCCGCTAGTATCTCCGATAAGAGTAGTGTGGTTTGCTGTGTTCAGATCAAACCATACATGACCAGTAGCAAGGTCTAGCGCTCTAAATTGCTGGTACTGATTCCAAGTACCATTTGCCATGTCAGCAAGAACTATCGTATTTCCATTAGGCGGTTCGATACGCAAATACCGTGGTGCAAAAATACCTATCTCTCCAATACCATCTTGAATAGTAAGATTTGTACCGTTACCCCACCATGTTGAACCACCATTTGTACCATCATCTCCGAATCGAAAAGCACCACCATTAGGTAATACCGACAAAAATTCATGGAACGAAGTGTCGCGTAAAATAAAACCTTTTTGGTTTCCACCAAGCGATGTTGATGCACTCCAACTATCACTTAAAGTATGTCCTGTATCTGAACCAAATTGAATTTCAGCGATTTTATTGCCATCTGTGTCGTTAAGTGTTTGAACACCACCAGTGATAGCAACACCTGAACCTGATCCTATTGTTTGTGAAAAACTACCAGTAAATTGCCATGTGAAAGTGTCAGGAGAACCAGTGCCATCGATTGAAATTGTTAATGAACCACCATACTTATTTGAAGCGTAAATGCTTGAATTCCAAGTAAGCGTAAGGTCATCTAACCCTGAAACACTAGAAGAATTTAATGAGCTGTATGTAAGACTATCAGAGTTTACCGGTATGATTTGTGTTAAAAGTGAGTACGTATCTTCGTATGTAAAATTTGCGTTTCCTGTAAGTAAGTCAGAACTATCTCCATACCCAATGCGTGTTGCAGTAAGTGATGCTGATGCGGCAGGAATAAGTCCCCATTCCGTATGACCATCTGCGTACCCAAAAAGTACTTGGTCATCCATTGTAGGAGCAGAGTCAATATCAAAGAATGTACCTATTGAACGATTGAAATTACCAAAGTCAAAAGAAATATAAGAAGTATTTACTTCGATACCATTATCTCCAGTTCCTGACTGCTGTACACGCATGCGTACATGTTGCGCTCCAAGTCCTCCATCTAGATCAGACTCAAAAAATGCAGTATCATTACCACCACCGTCATTATTATCCGAACCCAAAGATGCCCCTCCTATACCAATTTGGAGTAATCCTGCATCAGTACCATCTGAGACAGACATTCCTGCATTTTGTGGAAAGAAATACTGTTGGAAAAATTCGCCAGTAACGAAGTCATCAGCACGCATGAATCCAATATATGCACTAGGCGCACCCAAAGGAGTTCCATCAAGTAAACCAATCAGAACATCTCCAACAGAATTAGATGTATCTCCACGGCGCATGACAATACCATTTGTTCCGGGTACACCAAAGACATCATTGTCAACAACGATACCAGCTTCATCAACACCGCCATTCTGAGGCATGATAATGCCTGTAGCATACGTTGATGAATCACGAACAAAACTTGCATCCTGTGCAAGTTTTCCAGCAGTATCGATATAAAGAATTGAATCAGGAGTACCACTGATTACATTTGCGCCAATTTTAAGAGAACCTCCGAGTGTGTTGATTGTTCCACCACCACCTCCAAGATTTTGGTAATTCCCACCAGCAAAATAAGCACCGAGCGCAAGGATAGGAATCAACGCTATCGGCAAAAATTTCTTAATGAAACTGAGATATTTTTTATTCATCGGTGTTATCTCCTATAAGTTTTGTAATACGTTCATCGCGCGCTGGCTTCTCATCTTCTGTTTCTTGTTCTTTTTTAGGGGCAGTTTCGATGATATCCATGATTCCCTTGAGCTTAGACACGGCTGTTGACTCAGACATATCCTCGCGTTCAGCATCGTACTGGATGAATTCTTTGAGAGTTTCATGAACTTCATCAATTTTTTCAATAACTGGAGCAAGTTCAGGCTCTTTTTCGTTAATTGCATCGATGATTGCTTCCTGTAATGGTGCGAGTTCGGTCTTTTCAGTGACTTCTTTGTCCTCGATAGCCTTGACTATAACCTTTTCAGATTGTGAAATAGCAGAAATTACAGCAGAATTGTCCAATTTTTCAGGTGTTGGTATTTCGATACCCTTAACAGCAGTCAGAACCCCCTTAATTTGGGTCAAAATGGGGTCTAGATTGATTTCTTTTCGGTCAAGCAATGGTTTCACTGTCTGTACCAAAATCTTCTCTATTTTCTTGTAATCAACGTCTGAACCACCACTACCTCCGCCACGATTCACGATACGGTCAAATACGAGGTATGAGTCAACCTCATCCCCGTATGTATCAGCTTTTGTTGAGTAACCTGAATCTGTGTATACGCTTGTTGTAATATCGATGTAAAAACCTAATCCTGAGATATCAGCCGGTACTTCCCATACTTTTGTGAAGCGACCATTTCCTCGGTCAGTTAGGTTGATTGTATCGATAATTTCGTCACTAACAGAATCTCGAACCACAGCCTGAACATAGTAAGTACTCATGTCGGTATGATCCGCCAGTTGTCGTACGATTGTGAACTGTTCTCTTGGTTGTAGTGAGATTTTCATAGCTAGTTATATCCGATTACGATTTGACCAGCGAATGATGCCGCGACAGTAGCATAAAGACCTTTAAGCACTGGTCGCTTGAACCAGTATGTGTTTGCTGGTGTTGATGCAGGTTTTGTTCCGATAAGAGTACCACCTGCGGCTGGGTCTCCATCGTAAAACGCAATAACATGCGCTGAGTCTCCGAGAATAGTCATGTAACCGAGTTCTCCGGGGCTGTTTTCGCCTTTTGCACGAATAGTCACAGTGCTGTTAGCATCTGCGCTGGTAATATTACGTGTTTGATATTTTGTACTCATAGTATTCTATGTTGACTAAATAATAATCGTCTTAGCTCTACTCTATCCTGCATGTTTCGTGTGAAACATGCAGAAAGAATAGGGCTATCCTGAACAAGTCATCTTCGATGCGGTTAGACCGCCCGAAGCACCGATCAGCCAGCTAGTACCATCAGAGTAGAGGTCTACGAAGTCTCCAATGTTTTCTCCATCGATAACGAAAGTGATTACATCGTTTGCATCGCAATCCACTACAGCTCCTGCAACAATGAGAGAACCCTCAATGTTGTCGCCCTCGGCTGATGCAATGGTCATATTTGTAGTTGCCACCGCGCCAGTAACAGCGAACTTATAGTGAACACCAGCCGAACTTGCGACTGCTGGGAGAGTAATATCCTCTCCTGCTGTGTTCATTTTTACAAAAGAGCCTGATTGAGCAACAGTGAGTGTTGCATCTCCGCCTGGAGCTACAACAGGAAGCTGATACGTCAATCCACCTGAAATAGATGCTGTGCCAGTGATTACGAGTTTATCGGCTGATTCATCCCAAAGGAATGATTTACCCGATGTTGCACCGTAAAATGTGACATCAGCACCAGTGTCATCGACACCTACAGTAAGAGTTCCAGTGATAGCAAGAGGGTCTGCAATACTGAGTGTACCTACGTACGCGCCAGTATTATCAATAACCTGAGTGCCATTAACTGAAATTCCCTGTGCGAAGTCAACGACTACTGGGTTGAAACTTCCTCCCAAGTTTGAGTTTTTAGCTCCAACAAAGAAAGCAATCGCCAACACGAGTACTACTGCACCTATCGCTTTCAAAATGTTTTTATTCATAGGCGATATTGAGAAGTTATTTGCCGAGCATCGAGGGGATATTGCTATCCCCTCAGCTCAAGCAAGATTAGTAAGCGTCAGTTCGAACCCAAGCGTCGATCATCATAGCCTTACCCTCGTTGAACACCTTGTAACCACAAGCTGTCCAAGTGATAACGTCGTCTCCGATACGAGCATCAGGAGATGGGCGTTCCTTGCGTGATGGTTCTTTCTGGAGAACAACATCGATCGCATTAGCGACACCGAACAAACAGTGCTGAATCTGAGCAGTTGTTGTCCAAACGTCAGCCGCAGGAGTAAGTGTTTCTGATACAGCGATTGAACCCCAGCCAGTAGCCTTGAGAGTCAATGTACCTGTTGCACCGCCTGAAACGGTAGCTGTGATGTTTCGCATCAAAAGCTGGTTTGCGGCAGAGAGAGCGACCTGAGTTGAGCTTGTTGTACTTGGATTGTTGATCAATCCAGCGAGGTTTGTCATACAAGTAACACCGTCAGTTGCTGAAAGGAAGTTACCTGCAGTTGAACCAATTGTTGTCTGTGCTGTAAATACAACACCGTTGATGGTCACTGTGTCAGCCGCAGTGAGCTGTGTAGCGTCATAAGCGAGTGATGCTGACCATCCGAGAGCGTTTGAAACGAAAATGTTGAAACCAGAGAACATACCAGCGTGACCAGACTGTGCAGTCTTGTCTCCGAGAGCAGTGTCCTTACCGTCGAGTGCTTCAAGGAGGTTCTGGTATACCTCAGGAGAGATAACCGCAACACCCATTACGTTCTGATCATCTTCACTCTTGAAACCGGAGAATTTAGCACCGTTATCAAGCATGATGTTCTGCTTTTGGAGCAAGCGCTTTGCAGTAAAGAACAGCTTTTTGACATTTGCAGTTGTGATAGTCACACCCTGTGATGGTGTACCACCCATGTCTCCAGCGTCGAGCGTCTGTGTAAACTGGTCGTAAAGGCCGAGGATATCTCCATCGATCTGATTAAAGATAGCCACCATTGACTGACGAGCGTATTTTGTACGTGTAGGCAATGAGTTCTGCAATTCATCGAGTTCTTTGATGTAGAACGATGTTTCGTATTCCTTGTTGATTACGAGTGTTTCGTCAGTGTCAGTCACACCCTGTGTTGAGTATGAACCATCAGCTCCCATCACTTTAGCGATGAATGTTGATGGATATGAACGGTGCACGGTGTCGCCCACTTTCAAGCCAGCCGCAAGGCGGTAGTTTGAGATAGCAGGGTATACAGGCACTTTGTTGTGAGTCTTTTGGTACTCACGACTCCAAGTTTCAGGGATGCCCTGAAATGTGTTAGGATTTGAACCCATAGGATTTCATAAGCTAAATTGGTAAGAAACGACAGGTGTTATTTCAAAGTAACTCGCTGTCCGTTTCGCGTAACCTGTATTCCGTCATTTTGACCGGCTACCCATGCGTTGAAAGCATCGTATGTCTCATCAGAAAAACTCTTAATAAGTTCATTACGTGCAGACTGTTCCATGTTATTAAGCAAAGAAAAGTCAGTTTTACCCTCAAAATCTTTTGCAGTGAGACCGGTAGGCTTGCCTGTACCCATACGATGACCCTCAATGGTCTTTTTCGTCTGAGGTGCAGGAGCATCCTGTCCAGCATCTTCACTCGCATCAAAGATTGATTTGAGTTCAGTCTGATTCTTGAAAACAACATAGTCGAGTGTCTTGTCCGCGAAATTCTTAGTGTGGGCAACCTTATTGAGGAAAGCCTTAGCTTTTTCAATTTGTTCAGGAGTAGCATTTGGGAAGTAGTTTTTAACGGCTGGTTCGCCATCTTTTGCAAATTCCACTGAGAAACTTGCATCTAATTCCTCGTCACGCTTCTTCTTTGATTCTTGTTCAAGAATACCCTTGATTTCGGGAGTCATCACTCGTTTTTCCGCAAGTGAAAGCAATCCATCCACTGTTTCCCTATCGAAACCAGTTTTTGCCATGAATGCTTCGATATCCTCGTCTTTTTGTTCGCTCGGTTTCTGACTAGCAATAGCTTGAAGTTCTGCAATTTTTGCATCACGTTCAGCAAGTTCTTGCTTGTGCTTACGCTCAGTGTCATGAAACTTCGCTAACGGAATATAACGCTCTCCTCGATTTACCGCAGGAGTTTCCTTTGGTTCATCTTTTGGAGTGTCCGCCACCTGTGCAGGCGGTGTTACGTCTTTCTTTTCCTCAGTTTTTGGAGTTTCCTTTGGTTCATCCTCTACTTTTGGTGTTTCCACCTCATGGTTAGGCTGTTCCTCTGGTTTTGGAGGCGTAGGATCGGAATCCATCCTGCTTCCCATCGACTTTTTAGCATCTTCATACTCTTGGTCGATCTCCTGTCCGTTGTTGTCTTGGTTTTGAGCCATAGAATGTAGTTGATTATAGTGAGACTACCTCACGTTTAGTTGAAAAGTGTCTGCTTCGACAGCAGATAATCCTTTTAACGATGATGACCATCGGGGCAATACTTTGCCCAATAGAAAACCCCCAGTGGAGATTTCCTACTAGGGGTTCTTGGGAAGTACCTGTGTACATACTCGGCAAAATATGGACACAACCAGCTCAGGTACTGATAACCTGTGCATTTTCAGGTTATGAATTCTGAACTGTGATATTTCCCAAGATTCCTTAGTAGGAAATCTTTTGCCGAGGGGAATTAAGTTGTCAAAGTTCGATCAGTCGTTATTTAACGAGCGATACAACACAGCTTCGCTTCACTCCTGCGTTAGCAAGTGCGCGTGCTTCCTGCATAAAGCCCTCTCCATGAGAAGCAAGTGAGAAAACAAACACCTTTGAAACGAGTTTACCAGTATCAACCATACGATTTGTGTCAGCATCCTTGCGAGTTTCGTTTTCTCGCCACTGAACAGTGATTGATGCCACTTGTTCAGGTTCGACTGCTACATAACTAGGGTTTTTACCCAAAAACATAGCCGCCTGTTCTTCCTGACCTTTTTCGTATGTTCGGACATATTCATCCCCTTTGAGGATTGCTACCGGACATGAAACTGATTTGCCTTTCTTTTCAGCTTTCGCATCTTCTTTTGTTTCGCCCTGCTTTGCAAGGTCAAAACCCTCAGGGAAAGAGAGTGATTCACTCAATTCATTTGTGAGTTCGATTGTTGCACCTACTTCAACACCCTCTGCTTCAAACAATTCCTTGTTCAATGCAAAAAGTTCTTCGGTAACTTCTACCGTTGGGAGCGCACCTTTACTTGCTTCTGCACCCTTTTTTTTT